TATAAAAATATTTCATTTTTTTTATTAGTATATGTAATAATTATATATACTAATAAATTTATAATTAAGGTTTATAATTATATAAATAATTGTTTATATAATGATAAAATAATATCAAATGAGTAAATCAATTGAATTAATGAGAGAAAAAGTTGATTTTTTAATCAAAAATGTGGAAAATATGTATAAAATGAATAGTGATATGCTGTATGAATTAAATTCTCTCAAAAATGAAATAAATAAAATAAAATCGTCAAAAAAGAATTTCAAGGTCTCTGATTATATTGATATGGTATTTTACATAAATTTGGATTCAAGAAGTGATAGAAAAGAGGATATTGAAAAAGAGTTAAATGAATATGAATTGAATTATGAACGTATACCTGCTGTTGAAATTAGTTATTTTGGTGCACTTGGTGCTTCTTATTCTCATTTAAATGCTTTATGTATAGCCAAAGAAAGAGGTTATAAAAATATTTTAATAATGGAAGATGATTTTACATTTACAGTTAGTAAAGATGAATTTGAAAATGAAATGGAACAATTTTTTACTTCCAATATTGATTATGATGTTTGTTTACTTTCATATAATTTGGAGAATTATTGTGAGTGTGAAAAAGATTTTTTATATAAAATACAATTTGCGCAAACAGCATCAGGATATTTAGTAAACGAAAAATATTATGATTTATTAATAGAAAATTTTAGGGAAAGTTCAGATAAATTAGGAGCTACTTGGGTAACTTGGGTGTATGCTGTAGATGTTTATTGGAAGCATCTTCAAATCAAAGATAATTGGTATTGTTTTAAAAATAGAATAGGAGTTCAAAAAGCAAGTTATAGTGATATAAGGAAGGATTTTGTAGATTATAATTGTTAATATTTCTCTTACCATTTAGTTTTTTTAACACTAATTTTTTGTCCATTTCCTCGTTTTTTATTAGCGTTAGGGTCATATTTTTCTTCTTCCTCATCCGAGTTATAATTTTTAGATAATTCCCAAAACTCTTTTGACCCTAATTTAAAATCATTATGATTATCAGCTTTATACCAAAAAACCTGGTCTTGTAATCTATTGGATTTTACATTATTATTTATGACTAAGCATTCATAATTTTCAGTGCACTGATCCATTACCTGACAGAAAGATTCAAAAGTAGGAAACATTCCTGCATAATTATCATAAATACGGCGCCTATTAGCAATATAATTTTCTCTCAAAATAAAAACATAATCAATATTTGTTCTAAGTGTAGGAGGTATACCTAATGGATACTGCATAGTTATAACAAGCATAATTTTCCAGTGACGTCCATTCATAAAAAGTAACCTCATCATTTTATCACGAGACCAGGTATTATCATATAAACAATCATCTAATATAACAAAAGCACGTGGGTCTATAGTGCTTCTTTTATATGTTTCCATTTCTTTTTTAATCTGCTTCAAAACATTTCTCTGTCTTTTTAATATATTTTCTATAATTGCCGTATTGTATTCATTATGAATAAATAATCTAGGAACCATTTTCCCATAAAATCCATTTCCTTCTTCTGTTCCTGAAATAACAGTTCCTATAGGAATATCTTGATGATAATATAATAAATCACGAACTAAAAAACTTTTACCAGTATCACGCTTACCAATTAAAACTATTACAGGTCCTTTAGATTCATTTGCTTTAAAACTAATACTTTTCATATCAAATTTTTTTAATTCTAAAGACATATTATTATTTTATTTAGAAAATTAATTTTAATATTTTAGACGCAAAAAGTATTTTAATTAATTAGTTTAATTTGTATATAATTAAATATATCAATTTGCTAATAATGAATAGTCTTGTCATAAACTATCAGAAAAGAAAAAATTTAGAATTATTTCAAAATTTAGAAAACAAGAATATTTTAGATTTATCTAATACTCAGAATTATATTCCTATTTATAATAGATTTTTTTCTCTCAACGAGACAAATTTTAATAGTATAAACCTAAATAATAAATGGTATATTCAAACTATAAAAAGCAAAAATAGAGAGAATATTAATCTTTTCAAATGTTTTATTAAAAATAATGATACAAATGAAACTAAAGAAAAAGAGATATTTATAAAACTGGCTCCATTAATAGACCCATTTAAATATTTAATCGGTAAATATAATTTAGAAGACGAGAGAATATTTAAACTACCAAATTTAAATTCTACAGAAGAAAATTGTAATAATAAAATTTTAGATATAAATAATTCGGCTTATGTAGATGGATTTTTTATTTATTTAATTTCATCTTTGAGAGAAAATTTTAATTTTGAACACGGAGTAGATTATTATGGTTCATTTTTGTCTATTAAAAATGATTTTTTGTTAAATGTATACGATGACTTAGATTATTTAAATGAATCCGAGTTTTTTAATAAAAATAAGAATATTCTTTTTAAAATTGATAATTATGAACATTTGATAAGTAATGAAGATATGAAACCACAATTAAAACCATTAAAAATTCATTTTAGTGAAAAAAATACTTTGAATTTATCGGCCAAATCCATAAATGATGACCTATTTGAAAATATATTTTCCAGTGAACAAAAAGAAAGTTCTGAACATTTATTAGAACCAGTTTTACTTGACATAAATGAAAATATATTAGATGATAATAAAATTCAAACAATTAAATCAAATTCAACTTGTTCGTCAAGAAGTTCTTATACCATAAATGATGATAATATGGAGAATTTATCATATCAAAATAGTGATTGTGGTGAATGTGAAAATAAAGAAGATGACTATGAGGAAGTTATAGATTTAGAAAATGAAGATGTTGATGATAAAGAATGGGAAGATATGGATGATGAAGATGAAAATAGTGAAGAATCAAATGAGGAGAAAGTTTTTGCAACGATACCAAAATTACCTGTTCAAATAATATGTATGGAAAATTGTGAGAATACTTTAGATGATTTAATAATTAATAACGAATTAACAAATGACGAATGGTTTGCTTATTTAATGCAGATTATTATGATTTTGTTAACTTATCAAAAAACATTTTTATTTACGCATAATGATTTACATACCAATAATGTGATGTATAATAAAACATCCAAAAAATATATTATTTATCGTTTTAATAACAAGGTGTATAAGGTGCCAACATATGGAAAAATATTTAAATTAATTGATTTTGGACGTAGTATTTATAAATTTCAAGGCAAAACATTTTGTAGTGATAGTTTTAAGAGTGGTAATGATGCGGCAGGACAATATAATACAGAACCTTATTTTAACGAAAAAAAATCACGTTTGGAACCTAATTTCAGTTTTGATTTATGTAGATTAGCTTGCTCTATTTTTGATTATGTAATTGAAATTGAAGAATTGAAAGATAAAACAAAAAAGCTAGATGATTTGAAACAACTAATATTAGAATGGTGTTTAGACGATAATGGAATAAATATTTTATATAAAATTAATGGAGACGAGAGATATCCTGATTTTAAATTATACAAGATGATTTCTAGACTCGTTCATAATCATACACCAATAGTTCAATTAGAACGACCAATTTTCAAGAAATTTTTAAGTGATAGTAGTTTAGAAATAAATACTAAAAATAATATATTAGTTGATATTGATAAAATCCCTTGTTTATATTAGATTTTTACGATAAATATAATAATTTTTTTTATTAAAATATTTATAATGAGTTATTTAGATAAAGATACAGAAAATATAGAAAATATAGAAAGTACAGAAAATACAGAAAATAGAGAGAATAAAGGAAATATAGATAATGAAAAAATATATTCCAATTATGGATTTATTATTACCAGACACGTTAACTCAGAAAAAACAAATAAATATTGGAACCATTGCGTTCGCTGTATAAGAAAAAATTATCCTTTTCGCAAAATAGTTATTATTGATGATAATAGTAATTATAGATTTGTAAAACCAGAATATAATTATAAAAATGTTGAAATCGTTCAATCTGAATTTCCAAAGAGAGGTGAATTTTTACCATATTATTATTTTTATCATCGTAAATGGTTTGAAAATGCTGTTATTATACACGATAGTGTTTTTATTCACAAAAGAATTCCATTTGAAAGTTTTAACAAATTTAAAGTAATACCATTATGGCATTTTGAAGCAGATACTGAAAATGTAAATAATACAATTAGATTAATCAGTGATTTTAATTATTTTCATTTATTGAGAGAAAAATTAACTCTAAATGAAACAATTGTAAAACCAATTGATAAATGGCATGGTTGTTTTGGTTGTCAAAGTTATATTAATCACGATTTTTTACAATTTATTTTTAAAAAATATAATATGTTTAGTTTAATCAAAAAAGTAAAAAATAGACCAGATAGGTGTTGTACAGAGAGAATATTTGGTTTAATATTTTCATTAGAAGCCAATTTTTTAAAATTTAAAAAATCTATGTTTGGTTCCATTCATAATTATTTATATTGTTTTAAATATACTTTTGAAAAATATAAACAAGATTTAACTGTTCACAAAAAATTACCTCATTATATTATTAAAGTATGGAGTGGGCGTTAATTTATAATATTATTTTTATAAATTAATGTATACATAATAATCCTTCTAATATGAGTAATAAAATAGCATATATAATACTAACTTGTGAAAAGTATTTAAATACTAGAGTAAAATGGCAAGTAAAAAATTGTTTTAGATACGTAAATAAATTAAATTGTTATTATATATCTGGTAATCCTCATATATTAAAATATGCACGTATTTATGGTTGGAATACAAAAGATGATTATAAAAGTTGTCCAGATAAATATATTGCTTTTTTTAAAAATTTGAATTTAAATTATGATTGGTATGTTTTTTTAGATGATGATACATTTGTTTATCCAGAACGTCTAGAATATTTATTAAATAGTTTAGATAAAAATGATAATTTATATATTGGTTATCTTTTGACCCATTTGAGAGAACTTAATTATATGAGTGGAGGAGCCGGATTTATAATTTCCAGACCAACCTATTTATTAATAAGGAGTTTTATAAATAACTCTTGTATTAATTATATTCAACAACAGTTTTATGAACAAATATATGGTGATGTTTCTTTTGGTATATGGATCAAATTAATAAATGAAAAGTTATCAACTGAAAAAAAAGAACCAATACAGTTGATAAATGATTTAAATTTTCAACCCAATATACATATTAATAAAGAACAACTAAATGAATGTATTACTTTTCATTATGTAACAAAGAAAGAACAATTTGATTTCTATTTTAAATTTATTGAAAAACCAAACTTAGACTTACCTTATTATATTTATATAGTAAGTGCTTTATGGTGGTTTATTTTTATAACTTTCTCTCAAAAATTATTCAATTACATTATTAATAAATCTTGTTCTCTCAACACTTGTAAGTAAACCCCAAAAACATTTTACTTTATTTTGAATTAATCTTTCATTTTGTGAATATAAAAAATCAGTTTGAGAGAATAAAAAATGTTTTGGTTTTATTCTATTTTGTTTTATCATAAAACTTCGTGAAAGTATTTTTTTGCAATTAAAAAAAGTATATAGGTCATATAATAATAGTTTGATATTATAATCAAAGAAATATAAATTTTTAACAATATTAAAATCTAATTTGAAGGAAACAATATCGTTTAACAGGTTCCTGGGTTGAGTTTGGTAAGTATAAGGAATAATATTATTAATAATGATTTCATTTGGTATTTTTTGTAAATTCATATTACAATTTTGATTATTATATTTAATTTAAAAAATAAATATAATATTATAATTAAAATTCAGGATTATCCACAAAAATAGGTGTTGTGTTACTTGTTAAATTACCACCATTTTGCATAACAGGTTTTAATTGTTCTAAAATAAAATATCCTGATATTACACTAAAATATACTAATAACGCTTCTTTCATTAAAACTTTTAATGGTTTGTTTTCTTTTTCAATAAATCGCATTTCTATAAACTTTAAAATTAAAAATACAATTGATATCACAGCTGCTATTATAAATATATTATCCATAAAATACTAAAGCATAATCTTATTATTTTTTTTACGCAATTAAAATAATAAAGTTATTCAAGCACTTCTATATCATCAATAATTAAATCCGGTAAGGTTTCTAATTCAGGTTCGTTAATAATATGAACATCTAAATTATCCAAGTCTGCACTTTCATCAGAAATATTTAATTTTAAATTTTAATT